CACTTTCACGGCCACAAGAAATTCCTTGGATTAACCATTCGTGAAGGGGATGGCCGGGATTTCGTTTGGACAGAGGATGTCGAGAAAAAATTGCATGCCGCCGTTGGTGAGATTCTCACCCTGGACGACGAGGCGAAAGCCGGTTGCGAACTGATCCATTTCGAGATGGACGAAGGGAACGACGCTGAGAAGCGAAGGCTTCACTATCTGGTGGTATATCACCCTGGAAAGATGCGCCTACTACGTCAGATGAAAGATCGCCGCCGCGATCTGCTCCCATTTATTCCGGCATTGGAGGCGACGCTGGTCTACGACCCCGCAAACAACAAGGTCCACGTACTCTCAGATCGGGCATCGGTAGCAAAGCAGTTGGCCGATCGATTTTCACAAATCGGTTTCGAAAAACCCCTTTCCCGGCAACCCGTTGATGCAGTGAATTATGAGCTGTCAATGTTCAAAAACTTGGTCGATCTCACGACAGCGAAAGCCTCCGGCGCATTCATCGAAGATGCCTGGATCTCATCACTGACAGTGACTCTCGGGCACACGCGGCACAGCGTCACTCTGGATCTGGCGTCCAGCGATAATATCTGGATGTTATCCAGCCGCCATTTCGGTGACCATAACCCAATCACCTGCTGCCGCTCGGTACAGGAAGCCAAACTTTCCTTCATTGTGCGATTCGACGGTGAAACGAAGTCGCGGGCATTGGATATCACTGTGGGCGAGCGCGGCTCCTGCAATCTGCTGACGCTACCAGACCCGCGACTACGCCGGTGCGGCGATGACATCTTGACGTCACTCGGTGTGATGACACGGGTGGAGCCGGCAAAAATCGGTGCAGACCTGGCGTTGTTCCAAGCCGAGATGAAGCTGCTCGATCTGGCATCCGATGAAATTGATGGCCATCTGCTGACAACGCTGCAGCTACCAATCGCCGATCTCGTCAGCAAGGGTCTTCTGAAGAAAAAGGCTTCTGGCGACTACATCACTGTGCCCGTGGAAGATAGTGAAGGTCAGAACGGTTTCCGCCGACTACCGGTGCAGTCAAACAGCACCAGCATATGGGCTCAGGATGAATTGTCTGGCGAGAGGTACGACCTCGCCGATGGAGATCTGTGTCGCTTTACAGTGGACAAATCCTATCTTCGCGAGCGGCTGGATACCTTGCTCAAACAACAACTGACCGACCATACACGCGTCCCGGATGATCAGGAGCCATTCATCATCGGCAATTACCAGATGGGCGATCAGCGCCTGCCGGTCGTCCTGGTGTCACGCCTTTGGGATGCCAAGCATGCCGACAAGATGGATGCCGCCTTGCGTCAGGAAAATCTCGGCCTCAGCATTGTGCTGACCACGACCACCAATTCTCAGCGCCGATTCCTCGGGCCAGGGATTGTGGTTCCATTAAATGCGATTCAAGTGGATGGCGATGACGGGGTCGCGCTCGACTTATCGCGGATCGAAGGTGAAGTTCGCCGGAGACAAAACGCCGCCGTGGCAACCGATGTTCCCAAACTGATCAAGGACGATGCGCGGAGCGCACTGCTCGTCGGCCCATGGACGGATCCATGGACGCTCACGAAGAAGGAATGGGTGGATGCCGTCGAGGTCCTCGTGGACGCATGGACATCGCACAAGAAAAAATGCACGAAGCTGGAATTGGAAAACGCGGCAAACGTAACGATTCGGTCGATGGGCGAGTTTTTCCGTGGTGCGCCCGAATGGAAAAACTATATCCGTGGTGCCGACGGAAACGGGAAACCTCGTCTTTGGGAGCTCAACATCGGCGTGCCTGACTATCAATCGCATGGTGAGGCCATTATCCAAGGCTCAACTGCTCCCGCAGACAAGCCTGCCGAGCAACCGGAAATCGTATGAGGATCAACAGTATGTAATTTCTGCGTAATTTCTGCGGGAACACTGCGAAATATCGCGGGCCCGTATGCGAGGAAATAGCGGAACTCTCAACGAAAGGAGTTCCGCAGATGCAAAACCAATTCCCATCCAAACAATCCGGCCGGCATCCCCGCCGACCTAGTCATCGCGACGATGCCCTGCGCATCGCTCTCGATGAATACGAACTGGCAGGCCGTTGGGGTCTGTCGGTAAAAACTCTGCGCCGCTGGCGGCAGGAGCATCTCGGACCGATCTTTTGCAAGCTCGGCGCGCGGGTCACTTACCTCATCCCTGAAGTAGAAGCCTTCGAGCGACGCGTCTCGCGTTACTCGACTTCCGTTCGTGCCTACCCGTGAGGCGGCGATCATGAATGACCTGACCATTTTTCATTCTACCCTGCCCGACCTGTCGGTATGCCAGATCGCTGAACTCCCTCATCGGCAACTCCAGGAATTCGACATCGCACTGAGTGAGCTGACGACCTGGGCCAAACAAACCCGCGAACGTTTCATCGCAGCGCTCGACCAGCGTTATGGCGAGCAAGGGCGTGTGGCATTGCGGGACTCAGCCCGTGATTTCGGCGTGACCCACCTTACTGATGGCCCGCTACGCGTGACCTACGAGACGCCCAAGCACGTGTCCTGGGATCAAGCACAACTCGCTGCCATCGCCGAACGCATCGCTGCCGCTGGCGAACGCATCCAGGACTACATGGACATCGATCTCTCTGTCTCTGAATCCCGCTTCAACAACTGGCCGTCGGCACTCAAGGAACAGTTCGCGCCAGCCCGCACCGTTAAACCAGGCAAACCGAGCTGCCGCCTTGCCTTTGTACAGGAGAACCCCGCATGAAAACCTCAACTTTGCATCAATCTTTGCAAGCGAAGCTCGGTGCCTACAGTGGCGAGCATTTGCCCACTACGATCAGCTACCAGGACCAGCACAACAGCATGGTGGAAAAACCCCTGTTCGACGCCACGCTGGACGAGGTCGCTTTTTCCATTCAAGCCCTTGGTGTCGAAATCGCAGCCATCCACCGCCGCCGCAGCGCTCTGGACAGCCTCTACACCCTTGCTCGTGAACGTCATTACCTCGGTGCCAAGACTGTGGGTGAGATCGCCAAAGAGGTGACGAAATGAACCCGGTCGTTGCCTTCGACTTCGAGTCGCACAACATCAGGGTTGTCATGGATGGCGATGGGGAGCCCTGGTTCGTTGCTTCGGATGTCTGCCGAGTATTGGCCATCTCGAAGCCCGAGAACACTTACGGTCGTCTGGATGAGGATGAGAGGGATACCCGTATTGTAGGTACCCCTGGTGGCCAGCAAGAAATGGTCACGATCAACGAATCTGGCCTCTACAGCCTGATCCTCACGAGCCGCAAACCGGAGGCCAAGCGGTTCAAGCGTTGGGTCACCCGCGAAGTGCTGCCATCCATCCGCAAGACTGGGTCGTATGCGTCAGCAGGGTCAGTCGCCGCACTGCCCGCGCTGACGCAGGACCGGGTCAACGCCATCCTGTCAATCTGTGAGGCGGTTGCCCGGGTGCCTGGTGTGAAACCCGGAATCGCGATGGCAGCCACCCTGACCGTGATCCACGAAAACACGGGGCTGGCGGTCGAGTCCTTGCGCAGAGTGCTGCCGGCGGCGAACGAGCCAATCTGCAGCCTGAATCCGACGCAGGTCGGCGAGCGGGTCGGCATGTCGGCACGCGCCATCAACGCGCGTTTGCAGTCCTTGGGCTTTCAGTTCAAAAACGACCGCGACGAGTGGGAATTGACGGACGCTGGCCAGCAATGGGCGGAAGCCCTGCCGTTCTCGCGCAACGGGCACTCTGGTTACCAGATTCTCTGGAATCCAGCCGTGACCGAACTGATTCGCGAGGTGGCGTGATGCTTCCCATTATCTCCGCTGAAGAGCGATTGAAGGAACGCCACAGTGCCAAGGTCGGACTGGTGGGCTTTCCGGGCGTGGGCAAGACCACCCAGCTCAAAACCCTGCCGGCTGACACTACCCTGTTCGTGGATCTCGAGGCCGGCGACCTGTCGGTGCGGGATTGGCCCGGTGACACGGTGCGTCCGCGCACCTGGCCCGAGTTCCGGGATCTGGTGGTGTTTCTTGCCGGTCCTATGCCGACCGCCAGTGCGGATCAGGCGTTCTCCGAGCCCCACTTCCAGCATGTGTGCACCAAATTCGGTGACCCGGCGCAGTTGGCCAAGTACGACACTTACTTTGTCGACAGCCTGACGGTGCTCTCGCGCCTGTGCTTTGCCTGGTGCAAGACCCAGCCCCAGGCCTTCTCTGAAAAAACCGGCAAACCCGACAACCGTGGCGCCTATGGCCTGCTGGGCCAGGAAATGATCACGGCGCTCACGCACTTGCAGCATGCCCGGGACAAGCACGTCATCTATGTCGCCATCCTCGAAGAAAAACTGGACGAATTCAAACGGCGATACCTGCGGCTACAGATGGAGGGTGGAAAAACAGGCCTGGAGCTGCCCGGCGTGCTTGACGAGATAGTGACCTTGGCAGTCCTCAAGGCTGACGACGGAACGACCTATCGGGGTTTTGTCACCCGCGCCGACAACTCCTTCGGTTATCCATCCAAGGACCGCAGCGGTCTGCTGGATGCCATTGAGGAGCCCCACCTCGGAAAACTCATCGCCAAGTGCCTCGGCCAGAGCGTCGACGCCCCCAACACTTAATCCATTCAAGGAAATTCAAATGAACACGACTAACAACTGGAACGACTTCAACGACGCCGAAGCCCAGCACGGCGCATTCGACCTGATCCCCAAGAGCAGCATCGTGCCGGTACGCATGACCATCAAGCCCGGTGGCCATGACGACCACAGCCAGGGTTGGGTCGGTGGTTACGCCACCGAGTCGTTTGACACCGGCGCGGTGTACCTCGCCTGCGAGTTTGTCGTCACCAGCGGCCCATTTGTCAAACGCAAAATGTGGTCGAACGTCGGCCTGCATTCCAGGAAGGGCCCGACCTGGGGCCAGATGGGACGCAGCTTTATCCGCGCCGCACTCAATAGCTCGCGCAATGTGCACCCGCAGGACAACACGCCGCAGGCGGCTGCGGCACGCCGGATCACCAGCTTTGCCGATCTGGATGGCATTGAGTTCATCGCCCGTGTCGATGTGGAAAAGGACACCAAGGGTGAGGACCGCAATGTGGTGAAGCTCGCCATTGAGCCGGACCACAAGGATTACGCCGCCCTGATGGGAAGCGTGTCCAGGGGTGCGGCGGGCGGTGGCAATTCCGGCGCACCGGCACAGGCCACGCCCACCTACGCCGCGCCGGCGCGTGCTGCCCAACCTGCTGCGACGGGCAAGCCAGCGTGGGCTCAATGATGAGGGTTTCCCATGAAATGCTGGGTCTGTTCACGCCAGGCCCGGGGGTTCGGGCACATGGACACACGTTACAAGATCGCCGACCCTCGGCGCTATCTCATCGACTGGGCGTTTTGTTCGCGCCGCTGTCAAGACATATTCCACATGTTCTATGGCAGTTGGAAGCGCGCGCAAGACGATGGACTACCCCAGGAGGCCGCCATGGTTGATGCCACGCCCTTGGAGAAAGCCGCCATGCGCATGTGCCTCAGGTTCTTCGGTGAAGCGGCTAGCGCCATCGGTTTCGACAAGCCCCTTGGGGCTTACTCCGAGGCCGAGGCCTTGTCAGTCATTGAGGCCATCGTCACCGCCTATGTTGACGAGATGGCCGCGCAGCACGAGCGCGGTAAATACCCGCCGGTGCGCATGCCCGATGCGACAGCAGTCAACGATCCAATCCGTGAGCCGGTACCCGCACTAGCGGTGAACTCCATCGCGAACATGGAGGACGACCTGCCTTGGGAGACCAGGCCATGATCGATTTCAATTCGTCGGCGAGTCTCTCGGGTCGACTGCAGGAACTATTTGATCAGGCACTCGCTGCTGAGCGGGATGCAACACCACCCCGTGAGTACCTCGGTGCATCCCGTCTGGGTGCGGCCTGCGAGCGACAACTGCAATACGAGTATGCCAAGGCACCGGTCGACCACGGCAAGGGTTTCTCGGGGCGATTACTGCGCATCTTCGAGCGCGGGCATCGCACCGAGGAGATGGCGATCCGCTGGCTGCGCCTGGCAGGGTTCACGCTCAAGACCGAGGACGCCGAGGGTCATCAGTTCGGTTTTTCGGTGGCCGGCGGTCGCCTGCGCGGTCATGTCGATGGCGTGCTGATCGGCGGTCCCGAGGGTTTTTCCTACCCAGCCCTTTGGGAGACCAAATGCCTGGGGGCCAAGTCCTGGTGCGATGTCGAAAAACACAAGCTCGCAGTCTCCAAACCCGTCTATGCCGCACAGGTCGCGCTCTACCAGGGCTATCTGAAATTGCACGAACATCCGGCACTGTTCACGGCGGTCAATGCCGACACGATGGAAATCTACGCCGAGTTGATTCCCTTCGATGCCTCATTGGCCCAGCGCATGTCCGACCGCGCAGCGCGGGTGATCCAGGCCACCGAGGCCGGCGAGCTGCTGCCGCGCTCATTCACAGATTCCACCCATTTTGAATGCAAGTTCTGCGCATGGGCAGATCGTTGCTGGAGGGCATGACCATGAATGAACAAACTCCAAAATACGCATCTCCGGCCAATGACGAACCGATGATCGATGCGCGTCAGGCTTCTTACGCTTTG